GCCTTCGTGGCGCGGAGAACGGCTGAACGGCTGCGCGCCGGAAGCCCATCCCTGAAACCTGGACACGAAGGAGAACCCCATGTCCAAGATCACTGAACTTCGCGAGAAGCAGGCGCGCATCCACACGAATGCCCGCGCCAAGCTCGACGAGATCACCGACAGCACCCCGGAAGACCGCGCCACCGAAATCAATCGCGAGTTTGATGCGATGATGGGCGACTACGACAAGCTCGGCGAGCAGATCGAGCGCGAGCAGAAGCTGGAGCGGGCCAAGCATGTGCTGGACCAACCCGACCCGCGCCGCCCGAACCTTGACGGCCGCGCCAAGGGCGAGGATGACGGCAAGCCGATGACCTACCGTGAGGCGTTCGCGGAGTATCTGCGCGCCCAGGGCCAGAAGGGCGACATGCCCGCCGAAGCCCGTGCCGTCCTCGATCGCGGGTTCCAGGCCGTCGAACATCGCGCCCAGACCACGACCGCTGCGGCGGGCGGCTACACCGTCCCGGTGGAGCTGGCGGACATCCTGGTCCGGTCGATGCTTGCCTGGGGTCCGATGTATGATCCCGGCATCACCACGGAAATCGTGACGGCCGGTGGTGGCGTCATCACCATGCCGACCGTGAACGACACGGGCGTCGTCGTGGTGAAGCACACCGAGGGCACCACCCTGACCGACGACGGCGGTTCGGACGTGACCTTCGGCGAGAAGCGCCTTGAAGCCTATCCGTTCAACACGGAATGGCTGCGCGTTTCCAAGGAGCTGGTGGACGATTCCATCTTCAACATGGAGCAGCTGCTGGGCAGCCTTCTCGGCGAGCGCCTCGGCCGTCGCGCCAACCTTGAACTGACCACGGGCGACGGCACCGGCGACCCGAACGGCATCGTCACCGCCTCGACGCTGGGCAAGACCGCTGCTGGCACCGCTGCGATCACCTGGGACGAATGCCTGGACCTGGAGCATTCCGTCGATCCCGCGTACCGCGTGGGGCCGAAGGTGCGCTACATGTTCAACGATTCGACCCTGCTGGCCCTGCGCAAGCTGAAGGACGGCGACGGCAACTACCTCTGGCAGATGGGCAACGTGCAGGCCGGCATCCCCCCGACCTTCAACGGGCGGCCCTACTCGATCAACCAGGCGATGGCTTCGCTCGGCACCGGCAACAAGGTCATGCTGTTCGGTGACTTCTCGAAGTATTATGTCCGCAAGGTTGGCTCGCCCCTGATCGGCGCGATCCAGGACAAGGACTTCTGGCCCGGCTTCGGCATCGCTGGCTACATCCGCTTCGACGGCGAACTCGCCGACACGGCGGCTGTCAAGCACCTGATCAACGCCTGATCGGCTTTGTGGGCGGCGGGGAAACTCGCCGCCTCTTCAAGCCGATTGCGAAGGGACAGCACATGCAAGTCAAGCTTCTGGTATCGCGGGTGACCGCAACCGGTGCAGAAAACCGGGGCGACGTGGTGGACGTGACCAATGCCGAGGCCGTGCGGATGATTGCCGCCGGGCAGGCCGAACCGGTTCGCGCCGTAGCGCCCGAGCATTCCAACGGTCGCGGCAAGAAGGCCGAGAGGGCCGTCTGATGCTTCTGCGGCGGATCACGTCAAGCGCGGCCCCGGTGGCGCTCGCCTCGGTGTCTGATCACCTGCGCAGCCCGAACGACGACGCGGCGGTGGTGGAGGCGGTGCGCCTGGCCGCGCATGACCTGGTTGCCGAAATGTCCGGCCGCGTTCTTGGCTCGGAGACATGGGCGCTGTCGGTTGGCGATGCGCCGGCGCGCCTCGATCTGCCGAAAAGCCCGGTGCAGTCGCTGGTGTCGGTGAAGTACTGGGACGCGGCGGGGGTCGAGCAGACGGCCACCCTGTCCGACTTCCACCTCTTCGCGGATGACGATCGGGCCGTGGTCACGCCGAAGGACGGCAAGACCTGGCCGCCGCTGCAACGGCGCGACGACGCGATGACGGTCACCTTCATCGCGGGCTACACCACACTGCCTGCAGGCCTGAGCCATGCCGTCCTGATGCTTTCGGCGCACCTTTACGAGAACCGCAGCGCCGTGTCCGACGGTGCGCTGGTCGAAGTGCCGATGGCCGTGCAGTCGCTGATCGGGATCCACCGCATCGGCTGGGCGGCGGGCTGAGCGCAGACCCCCATTCAAACCCTGAAGGAGCACCACCATGGCCACGATTACTGAAACCGTCGGCACCGGCCTCGGGGCCGTTGCTCTGACGCAGACCACCCTGGACGGCACCGCCGACACCTTCACCTTTCGGGAGGGGACCGGGCAGATCCTGATCCTGCGCAACCCGACGGGCGGCGCGCTGTCGCCGGTGATCGATGGCGATGGTGGCACCACCGCCAACATCGACGGCCTTGGCGTCGTCAGCACCGCCTCCGGCTATGCGGTCGGGTCGATTGCTGCCGGTGCCGCAGTCTCCATCCCGCTGGATTCGATCCGCCAGTACCTGAAGGGCACGATCGCGATCACCTCTGGGTCGACCCTGATCGCGGCGCTTCTGCGGACGAAGTGACCATGATCGGCAAGATGGACCAACGCATCACGCTGCAGCGTGTCACCGAGACGCCGGACGGCATCGGTGGCACGACGCGCGGCTGGTCCGACCTTGCCGTTAACCCCTCGCCCTGGGCGCGTGTCATCGCCAAAGCAGGGCGCGAGGGCATGACCGAAGGCCGGATGACGGCCACCTATATCGTCCTCTTCACGATCTGGAACCGCGATGACCTGAGCGAGGTCGATCGGATCCTGTGGAACGGCGAGGCCTACAACATCCGCAACATCCGGCGCGAGGGTGAGCGGAAGCTCTACCTGGTGATCGAGGCCGAGCGAGGCGTCCTGTCGTGACCGGTGGCATCACCGTCAGCATCGAGGGGATCGAGGGCGTGAACCGCGTCCTGAACGAAGTGGGCCCAAGGGAAGGCCGCAACCTGATCCGGGCCACGGTGCAGGACATTGCATCGCAGCTGGCAAAATCGGCGAAGGAAAATGCCCCGACCGATGAGGGCGATCTTCGGGCCGGGATCAAGGCCAAGCGTGACAAGACCTCGCGCGACAAGGTGTCCAGTTCGGTGCGGGTCTTCGGGGCCTTCTACTGGCGGTTTCTGGAATATGGCGACGGCCCTGACGGAGTGGAACACGCCTTCTTCCTGAAGGCGCTGCAGGAAATGCGCCCGAACATGGATCGGGTCTACATCGACGCCTTTGCGAAGAAACTGGCGGCGCGGATCAAGCGCGAACTGAAACGGCGAGGCTGAGATGGGCGCGGAGATGGCAGTTCAGGGGGCGATCTCCACCGCCCTGACCGCGCTTGGCCTGCGGGTCTATGACGCGGCCCCACAAGCGGCGGACGGGGCCAGCACTGCCACGTATCCTTTTGTCGAGGTCGGCGCGATCGTCTTTGCCGAGATGGATGACAAGGCGGTCGACGGCTTCGACTTCGTGGCGCGGATTCACACGCGCAGCCGGTCGGGGTCCTATGCCGAGGCCAAGGACATCCAGGGCCAGATCTACACGCGCCTGCACCATGGCGACCTGAGCATGTCGGGCCAGCGCCTGATCGTTCTGCGCCGGGAAACCAGCGCAGTGACCCGCGTCACCGACGGGTCGTTCCACGGCGTCTGCGAATATCGCGGACTGATCGAAACCCTCTAAGGAGACATCCCATGGCAAAGGTAGCGGGCCGGAAGGTCAAGATTTACAAGGGCACCGGCGGCGGTGCCGTGCTGGTTGCGGGCGCACGCTCGGACAGCATCACCATCAACAACGAGCCGATCGACGTGACCGACAAGGGTGACGACGGCTGGCGCACTCTTCTGGCAGACGCCTCGGTCCGTTCGGTCGAGATGTCGGTCGGCGGGATGCTGAGCGGCGACACGCTGATCGCCCAGGCGCTTGGCGCGACCTCGGCCCTCTTCGATGACTACGAGATCCGCATCGATGGCATCGGCACGGCAGCCGGCGACTTCTTCTTCTCGAACATCGAGGTCAGCGCACCGCATGACGGGGCGGCCGAGTTCTCGGCGACCATCCAGTCCTCTGGCGTCGTGACCTGGACAGCCGCCTGATGGCTGACATCCGGCTGACCTTCAAGGGCGCGGAGTATGTCATCCCTGACAACCGCGCCTTTGAAGTGGGGATGGCGGTCGAGGATATCGTGACGCTATCGCAGATATCCCGGCTCTTCGCGGACCCAAAGTTCTACACCATCGCCCGGGTGTTCGGGGTGATGCTGCGCTTTGCCGGGTGCAAGGTGTCGGACCGCGAGGTGCTGGCCGAGCTTCTGAGCAAGGTGAAAAGCGGCGATCCGGGCGCGGGGCGGGTCGCGGCCATCGAGGCGCTGGGGCAGATCGCTGCCGTGCTGATGGACGGTGCCCCGACCGACGGCGAAGGCGGTGCGGCGGAAAAGACCAAGGCTTCGTAAGGACGGCGTTTCAGATTGCCGTCACCCAGCTCCACATTGCGCCGTCGGAGTTCTGGACCATGAAGCCCCGGCATTTCTGGATTCTGGCAGAAACGCTGCGGGCCGAAGAGACGAAG